AGGAAACTCCGGCAGAAATCTCAACAGCAACTGTAACGCATTTCCCGCTTGTTATACTGGTGTTACAGGTGTGGTTGCTACGACATTGTTTGGAGAAGTGTTAAGATTTTCAAATTATCATGATAAGTTTTTACGTGTACGCGGCGACACAATGTGCTATAACAAAATTTGTATGCACGGAACGTCCCAGGCTACCGCAATTGCTACCGGCATCGCAGCTAAAGAATTTTTAAGAAAACAAGGTTGGAAATGATTAAACTAAATGAAAATTATCGAATCTATATTATAAATGAGCACAATGGACTAGATTCCGTGAATGCGGATGTATTTGTTACGTTTGATGGTTCCTATTTAATTCCAGGGAAATCATCAATGGTTGACCCTGCAGTAACTTTTGGTGATAAGTTTTATGGCGTGTTTCATTCGTCGTTTGCTGCCTGGAATTCCTATAATGAGCATAAACGTCTTACTTTAGTGCCCGACACATTAAGACCCATATAACTAATTTACAGTTCCTGTAAACTTGTGGTTAACGACCACTACAGTGACATGAGTATTCTTCGTAAAAACAAACAAAATGAACTTGCAAACTCTAAACCCAGAACTCCCGTGCAATTTGTTGAGTCATCGGGTCCTACAGTTGATTCCTTGCTTAAAGAAGCATTAACGGTACTGGCATCGGAAATTTCCCGCTACCGCGCTAAATCTGATCGGGGTTCAAGTTTAACTCTGTCGGAAGCGCGCGTCCTAAATGGCTACATTAAATCGCTATTAGATTTGTCGGAAGAAGCCCGCGAACGTGATAAAGAACAGGATTTAAGCAATTTATCTAACGAGGAAATGCTTGAATTAGCTGGCAAGTTCATGTCGCAGGTGAAAACTGCCGCTACAGATAAAAAAATTGAAAATGCTACAGTAGTTACAGCAGAATCTGTTAACTCATTAGATGAAAACGATTTTAACGATAACGATTAACAACCGGTACAGATGTAGTTAGTTATTAATTAAACTTTGGTCACTCTCCTGGAGTACAGGTAACAACAGCACCATAAGAATTAAGCACTACTACAATATTTATATCAAACTAAGTTAAACGAGATACGCAATAGAGGTTTTAAATGAAAAATGAATCACTAAATGCAGCCTATGGCTCTCTTGCCGCTCAACTAGGCGATATTGAATTTAAACTTGCGCTACTGCAAGAACAAAAATCTAAATTACTAAAAGAAATAGCATCCATTAACGACACAATGGGAAAACTTCGCTCCATGGAACCAAAACCATCTACCGAAGCTAAACTGTCGTGACCGAGTCTATTGCGCATCAAGTTTTAGACCGGGCAATCACTGAGGCTTGTTTTAATGAACGATTTGAAACTTATACAATCGTAATACCACAGCATGAACTTGCGGAATACCTAAAGGCGGGCGCGGTGCTGCCAGAAGAGGCACTAGTAATTACAATCAGTGTTACTACTGAGTCTAATATGTCTGCCAATGATGAAGGAGACCTACAATGAGCGTCAAAGGACCCATTTTGCTACGGGAAGCAAACAGCGAAGATATCAAGTTTATTTTTAATTCATGGTTACGTAGTTACAAAAGCTCTATTGTAAACAAAAGAATTAACCCGGACAGTTTTTATTTTGAGCACCACAAAATCATTGAAAAGATTCTTAAAAGGGGCAAGGTAGTAGTTGCCTGCGAAGAGTCTGATCATAGTTCTATACTTGGCTATGCAGCGGGAGAAAAAACCGAAGGCGTATTTATCCTTCACTATGTATACGTGAAACACCCTTTCCGCAAGTTGCGAATTGCAGATGCTACAGTGTCAAAACTAGGGGAACTCCTGGGACATTCATTTGAACTTGCGGGCTTTTACACACACTTTTGCGGTCCCTATGAAACAGGGGCGACTATCCGCAACCTGTATTATAATCCATATTTGCAGTATGACCGCAACTGGTATACACCAGAGGTAGCAGAAGAAAAGCCAAAAAGAAATAAACACAGTGACACTCATGGTCCAGGTCCGGCAGCGGACACTAACGAGGAGCCGTCAAAATGAACTTGGTAAAGGTGGACTGGATTGATTCAGAAACTCACATGGGCTGGGAATCTGCTGCAGAATTCATGGACAAATTAAACACCGTTACAACTGTTGGCTACCTAGTCTATGAAAATGAAGAACAAATTACTATTGCAAGCAGCTACGACCCAGAAGCAGAACATTACAATAGCGTTATCAGAATTCCAAAAGTATGTGTAACTAATAGAGAGGAAATAAAATGACAGCAGAACCAGTACCAGAATCATTAGAAGCAATTGTTGCGACCGAGCCGCAACCAGAATCGGAAGCTCCTACAGATCAAGAAAAAGCTGAATTTCTACGAAAACTAGAAGTTCAAAGGGACATTGCTCGAAACCAACTAAATAAACTTCCAAGACACCACCTAGTAGAGACTGTACTTGATTTATTTGCCGCTAAATATTTACTAGAAACTAAGTTAAATGAACTAACTGAACTTTTAAAAATAACTACCGAGTCAAAATCGGAAATTGCTGAAGGAGATATAGATGTTTAAGTTACTAACAACACTACTACTGGGAGCAAGCTTAACTTTTTCGGCTCTGTCGGAAGATTTATCAAAACCAAAACACATTGTTCTTAAAAAAGGAAACCATGTAGTGATCGACAGTGAGATTAATTTCGGCAGCACTGCTAAAGCAGCTGTTGAACTAAACTTGCTAAACCTCACTAGAGCTAACAAAAATTCACCGATATATTTGTTTTTAAACACTCCCGGTGGAGATATTGACGCAGGTATCAATTTTATTAATGCAGTTAAGCATATTAAAAACTTAAAAGTTATTGTGCTTTTTGCTGCCTCAATGGGCGCAATGATCACAGAATCGTTGCCTGGTGAACGCCTAATCACTGACGATGGTCTTTTAATGTTTCACAGAGCCCGCCTTGGTCTGTCTGGGCAAATTGCTGAAGGTGAATTTGAATCAAGATTTAAAATGATTAAAGACAGAGTCAATAAACTTGAAAAACAGGCTGCGGACCGGATTGGTATTAGCCATAAAGATTACAAAGCAAAAGTTAAAGACGAATGGTGGATTTCTGGTTCTGACAGTGTGAAGGCTGGCGTTGCTGACAGAGTAGTTAGCGTTAGCTGCAGTGCTGAATTAAATAAAGAAACAATCATAAAGCAAGTAGCGTCATTTTTTGGAATGATGGAAATTAAAGCATCTGCGTGCCCAATGATTGAAGGCTTTTTAAATTAAAGGAGAATTTGCAATGAAACTAAGAATGGTTCGACTATATAAAGGTATTTCGTTTAATAAACTTCTGCACACACAATTTCAAGTTGGCAGACCGGAGTTTCCAGGGCTAGACATAGAAGTGCTAGCTAATGGGCTTGTTCGCATTAAAACCAATGACGATTCAGTTGTGATCGGCAGTGCTAACATTGAATATGGTCGCGAAATAGAAACAGCTCCTACAGTAGAAGAAAAATCAAAAAAGTCCTCTAAACCATAGGGCTATACTGCCGGTATGAACTCTAAAATTCTTAAAGAACTTCAGAAACGAATTGAAGCAGAAGAGCACAAGTTTACTATTGAAGCTTACTGTTTTGATAAGCAGCTGAAGTTTATTCAAGATCCCGCTAAGTTTAAAACAGCAGTTTGTAGTCGCCGTGCCGGTAAGTCAATAAGTTGTGCTGCAGATTTAATTTCTACTGCTATTGAATTTCCTAAAACAGTTTCCGTATATATTACTTTAAGCCGCATAACTGCCAAGCGCATTATCTGGCGCGCTCTTTTAGACATCATTGAAGAATTTAAAATGGAAGTTGATTTAGATCGAACTGACTTATCTATTCGATTTCGCAATGGATCAATTATTTACGTAAGTGGTGCTAAAGATGAAACAGAAATTGAAAAGCTACGCGGGTTAGCAATTAAAAAAGTTTACATAGATGAAGCGCAAAGTTTTAGACCATACATTCAAAAATTAGTTGATGATGTAATTGTTCCGGCTCTTTATGACTACGATGGTTCATTAATATTAATTGGTACGCCTGGTCCGGTTCCTAGTGGATATTTTTTTGATGCTTGCCACAGCGACCAATGGAGTAACCATTTTTGGACAATGTTAGACAACCCGTGGATTGAAAAAAAATCTGGTCGTAAAGTAGAAGATCTTTTAGCTGCTGAAAGAAAACGACGTGGTATTACCGAAGACGACCCAACCTACATGAGAGAATCTTTAGGACTCTGGGTTCATGATACCAACGCCCTTGTATATAAGTTTAATCCAAAAATAAACATTTATAGTGAACTTCCAAAAGGAAAACTTACGTATGTGTTTGGAATAGATTTAGGTTGGCACGACGGAGACGCAATAGCGGTCATGGGCTATAGTCACGAAACTAACCAAGTTTACCTTGTTGAAGAAGATGTGTTGTCAAAGCAATCAATTACCGATTTAATCAATAAAATTGAACGACTTAGAACTAAATATCAGCCAGTAAAAATGGTTATTGACTCTGGTGGTCTTGGGAAGAAAATTCAAGAAGAACTGAGGTCCCGCCATCAAATTCCCATGGACGCAGCTGACAAAGTTCGCAAATTTGAATTTATTGAACTTATGAACGATGATCTGCGCAACGGAGCCCTGTTAGCATTTGGAGATTCCCGATTTGAGCAAGATTCCCTGCTAGTTCAATGGGACAGGTCTACACCCGGCAAATTAGCTGTAAGCGACCGGTATCACTCAGATATTTGCGATGCGGTCCTATATGCGTGGAGAGAATGTCGCCACTATATTAAAGAAAATAATACAGTTGTGCCAGGCAAGTTCAACGACAAATACGGTGACTTCCTAGAGCAAAAACTCATGGACAAAGCCGAGGAAGACAAGGATAAGCCATGGTGGGACCCCGGTGATCCCGACTGGGACGACATAGTAGACTAACCACTGCCGGAAGTTAACAACCCCAACAATGTTGTAAGCGAGGTACTATGTTTAAAACTACTGAGGAACTTAAGGCTTTTATACTGTGGGCAGCGTCCCAAGGCATTAAAGAACTTACAGTAGGAGACGTTAAAGTGAACTTCTGGATGCCAGCCATGCCGGATGAATCTACCGCTGTTGTTGCAGCTCAAAGCCATAAAGACACTGAAGAAAAAAATACAAGCTCTACCCTAGTAGACAATGAAGGCTATACTGAAGAAGATCTTTATTTCTCAGTAAATTAATTTAAAACTTGACCCCCAAGGAACACTGCTGTAATGTCACAATATACTTACTGGTTTGATACTAAAAAAGCGGATGTCTACAAAGACGTAACAGGTCTTTTAACATTTTTAGACCGAGACCAGTCTTATAAATCAACTGACAATTTAATGAACTTGCGCATGTACGGTAACATGGAGTTGCCAGGTTTATCAGCATACAACTACTTAAAACCAGAAAACAACTACAGTGTTCATAACAGAGTCACGCTAAATGTAGTGCAAAGCATGATCGACACAGTTGTTTCCAAGATCACTAAAAATAAACCGCGTCCGCAGTTTTTAACTTCTGGCGGCGATTTTACCCTGCAGCAACGAGCTAAAAAACTTACCAAGTTTATTGACGGAGTTTTCTACAGCACTAAATTCTATGAAAAATCAAGCGAAGCGTTTAAATCTGCGTGCATATTTGGTACGGGCGCCGTAAAAATTTACCGAGACGGTGATAAACTTAAGTGCGAGCAAGTCTTTATTGACGAAATAAAAGTAGATGACACAGAAGCTTACTACGGTGAGCCAAGAACTCTTTTGCAAACAAAATTTGTTCATAAGGAAGTTTTAAAGAAAAAGTTTCCAGGATACGCCGGGGACATTGAAGTAGCTGCACAGAATCAGCAAAAAACATCAATTGTATCGACAAGCCCTGCAAAACAAGTAGACATGATCAAGGTCACTGAGGCTTGGTACCTAGCTACGAGCAAAGATAAAAAAGACGGTCGTCACTCAATTGTAATTGAAAACTGCACTCTTTTTGATGAAAAATATGATAAAACTTACTTTCCATTTGTGTTTTTCCGCTGGAACAAACGTCCCCTAGGATTCTTTGGACAGGGGTTATCTGAGCAATTACGCGGACTACAAGTTGAGATCAACAAGATATTAAGAACTATCCAAGTCTCCATGCATCTAGTGTCAGTTCCAAAGTTGTTAGTGGAAGCAGGGTCTAAAGTCGTAACTGCCCACTTAAACAATAAAATCGGTGGAATTATTAAGTATGCTGGAACAAAGCCAGAGTATGCTCCACTTGGGTCAATACCACCTGAATTATTTGCGCACCTTGATCGTTTATACAATAGAGCTTATGAGATTGCCGGTATTTCTCAACTATCAGCTACTTCTGAAAAACCAGCAGGACTAAATTCCGGAAAAGCACTTAGAGAATATAACGACCTGGAAACTGAACGATTCATGGAAGTTGCGTTGCGCTATGAAGCAGCCCACATCGAAGCTGCGCAGATCATGGTAGACATGGCTTCTGACATTGATGATTTTGAAGTTAATTCAATAAATGGTAAGTTTTTAGAAAATCTAAAGCTTAATGAAATTATACTTGACGAAGATAGTTATGTAATGCAAGCATTCCCGACTTCATCATTGAGTCGCACACCGTCGGGACGGTTAGCAGAAATTCAAGATTTATTGTCCCTTGGGTTTTTAACTCGTGAATCAGCTATGAAATTATTAAACTTCCCAGATCTTGAATCTTACATGAACTTAGAAACTTCCGGCACTGAAGATATTGACAGATCTATAGAGATTATGATTGACGACGGTGTATATAATACTCCGGAACCATATCAAAACTTGGAATACGGGAAAGTTAAGATTCAGCAGGCATACCTGTTTTACAAAAACCAAAATGCTCCGGAAGAGCGCCTAGAGTTGCTCCGCCGATGGATTTCCGATGCTGATGAACTTCAAAAAAGAACTATGATTGAAATGCAAAGACGTGAAGCGCAAGTTCAACAAGATGCGATGGCAACTGAACAAGCGGCAGCAATGGGAGCTCCGGCAGGAGCCGCTCCTGGAGTGCCCGTGGACACTGCTGTAGCAGCCCCTTTGCCGGAAATACCAGTCGGTTAACAAACTTATCAAAGCTAATAGAGTCTAGATCGGCTCTATTAAGTTTAAAAACAAAACAACGATCATTTAAGTAAGGAAATTGTAATGTCCGTAGTACCAGGCGCTCCAGTAGGAGAAGTTGTAAATGTCCAATCCCAACAAGGGGAAGTTCAACCACAAAAGGTCGGAACGACAAACGAGACGAAATCAGCGGAGACTGCTGAAAAAGGAAATAGCACTGCAGGAGAAACAACTGGAAAACAGACGGATGAATTCGCTCCAAAATTTGCAGCCTTATCAAGAAGAGAAAAAGCAATCAGAGATGCAGAGCGAAAACTCAAAGCCGACATGGAAGGCATTAAGTCAGCTCGTGAGCAAAGTTCTAAAGAAGCCCTAGAATACCGACAGAAGTATGAGTCGTTAGTAAATAAACTTAGCAACTCACCAACAGAAGCATATAAAGAACTTGGAAAATCTTGGGACGACATCGTAGAAACGGCACTAAACGAACAAAATCCTTCAACTGAATTTAAGTTTAAAAAGCTAGAAGAAACTTACAATAGTAAATTATCAGCGTTAGAAGAAAAATTAGCTAAATTTGAACAAATGGAAAAAGAAAAAGCGCAATCAGCAGAACAACGTGAAATTGAGCAAGTGCTAAACCACACAAAGAACAACATCAGTGAACACATAGTGGCAAATGCTGAAAAATATGAATTTTTAAAAGAAGAGGGTGACGAAGCTGTTCAAGCCATCATTGATACCATGGTAGAGCG